GTTACTAGCGTATCAGAAAAAGTAAAAGTTAATGATTTAGTAAAAGACATCATTAATAAACTAAAAGGAGATCCTAGAAATATAATACCAGCATTTGTATCACAAGATGCACCTTCACAAGATATTGGTTCATCTGGAACTCCAGTGCCTTCAGCAAATAGTAGTGGCCTTTCAGGTGTTATCGGGCAAGTATTAGGAGGAACTCTTGATATTACCCCCGATCAATTTGGAACTGATATGACGACATTATTTACAGAATATCCAGATAGTGTATTAAAGTATCCTATTGATATCATTGATAGTCATCAAGATACTCTTCGGATTACTCAATATCAATATCAAGCACCTTATGGTAATGTATTTAAAGGAAAACAAAAAAAAGATATATTTACACTTGGAGCGCAAAGACAAAGTGCATTGAAAAAAAGGATAGCATCGGTTAGACTACCAATTCCAAATAATGTAGCAGACACTAATGCAGTAAATTGGGGTAATGGAAATGAAATGAATTCTATGACTATGGGAGTTGCTGGAAATATGGGTGCAGTTGCAGGAGGAGTATTAACTGAAAAGGTTATTAGGGCTATTGCATCGGCAAAAGGTGCAAATGGGATAGCCAATGCTTTAGGTGACGGAGTAGGTGCTAATGTTCTAACAACTCTTACTACCGGAGCACTAGATAATCCAACTGCAAAAGCTGCAGCAATGTCTAATATATTAAAGGCTGCTTTGTTTGATGTTCCAGCAGAAACAATTCTCTCAAGGGGGTATGGAGTTGTTTCTAACTCAAATTTAGAGCTTTTATTTAGTGGTCCACAGCTAAGAGGCTTTCAATTTGGTTATATATTTTCACCAAGAAGTGAAGAAGAAGCTAGAATGTGTAGAAAGATTATTCGTTTCTTTAAACAAGGAATGGCTACGAAAAAAACAAAGAGTATTGGAGCAGGAGCTGCATCATTCTTACTATCAACTCCAAATGTATTTAAACTTGAATATAAAACCGAAGGCGATAAAGATATTAAAGGATTGAATAAATTTAAAATATGTGCTTTAAGTAATATTCAAACAAGTTACACTGACGGTCAATGGTCTGCATATAAGGAAGGTCAACCAGTTCGCACTCAAATGATGTTAACTTTTAAAGAACTTGAACCTGTTTATGAAAGTGATTATAAAGATACATTATCAAAAAACCTTATCGGCACAATTGATGGTAAATATTTAGACCAACCTTCAGTTGGACCAGACGAGATAGGTTTCTAAAATGGCGTATTTTAACGAACTTCCTAATATTCAATATCTCTCAAGATTTAAAGATCAATCTTCAAATGAGGATTATACTCTTGCGAAGAATATCTTTAGGCGAGCACGACTTCGTGAAGATGTCGCAAATGCTGTTACTGCTTTTCAATATTATCAAATCAAAGATGATGAAAGGCCAGATCAAATTGCTGAAAGAATTTATGGAGACCCTGAACTTGATTGGGTAGTCTTAATTAGTAATAATATCATTAATTATCCATCTCAATGGACTTTAAGTAATGATAGCTTTTATGAATATTTAATTGATAAGTATGGTTCTGAAGAAGCATTTGATGATGCGATGTATCTTCAAACTAAAGAAGTTCGTGATGAATATAACCGTCTTGTAGTTCCTGCTAAATTAAAAGTAGATGCAGATTTGTATCAACAGTTTAATACAGGTGAGGGTAATACTCAAATCTTTGATCTAAAAACATTTCCAATTCCAAGTGAATATTATCCTCTAGAAATTAATGTTAATTTAGGGCAATACCTTGAAGTGTGGGAACGTGATAATCTAGGTGAAGGGCAAGCTTATACTGGAGAAGAATATCAAATTACAGATATCAAACTTCAAAAAAGAGAAGCTCCAATATTTAATAACTTTAGATATTACCCAGAATATTCAAGATTGGATTATTCAAATCTATTTGTTTATGGAAGAAGTGAAGTAAAAAATATATTTGCTTTAAATACTCTAAATGGATGGCCTAATACTTGGGGTGGAGAATTATCTGTATATAATAGAGATTATTCCTCTTTTAAAATTAAACTTCAAACCAATTTAGGTGTTCCAATTGATATTGCTGGAGATTCACGTCTTTATAATATTGTAGCGAAAGAAGATCCAGAAACTAATACAAAACTACCAGAATTTAAATTCGTCCCAATTGGAGAAGTTTAATGAATACCACCACATTTCCAGGACTTACTGTTTCAATTTTTAACGAAACTGAAATTAGCTACTTGAATACTGCTGGGGCAGAAATTAAAGTCAGAGATCAACAAGAAACAGTATCTAATTATGAATATGAAACAGAACTAAATGAAAGTAATAGAAAGATTCTATTATTAAGACCAGAATATCTTGGAGTCTTTATAGGAGATATGAAAAATATTATGAGCTACGATAAATCAAGTGAAACAATTGATAGTAATACAAAACGAGTTTATAACTCCAAAATAACTGGAGTATGAAAAAAGCCTCTCATTGCGAGAGGCTTTAATTTTAAATCACATTTCAGCTAACTTTGAGAACCTTGCGAGATAATCTTCATTATCGTCGTCATCCTCATCGTCGTCATCATTTGAAAGAATAGAAGCAGTCTTACTCTTTACATTAGAGTAATCTTCTTCCATTTCACTTTCAAGTTCAGGGTCTGGTTTCTTTGTAGAAGAAGTAGAACTATATCCAGAGATAAGATCCAAACGAGCCTTCAATTCCTCAGAAGATTTAAAGTTCTTTGGATTTGTAAATTCAGTTAGATCATAAAGAGAATTATAGATTTCTTCCAGTTTGTCCTCATCTCCCTCAAGAAGAGGTTCAGATTCAAGGAATTCAGAATCATCATAATTCCAATACTTCATTTTTTTGTTAATGATAATATTGAAATCAGCACCTTTGAAGAGGTCAAACACTTCAAGAGGCTTTTTCCTCTTGGATGCTGGATTAAGAGCAAGCTTAATCTTATCAAGAATCTTTACACCATACTTATAGATTTTAACCTTACCATTATTATCTGGATTTACGGGGTCATCAATAATATAAACATTTGAGTAATAACTCAACTTTCTCTTGCGTCCAGGACTATCATCATCTCCTCGGACAATACCTTCCTTACCTTCAGCCCACAGTTTGCGATTTTCATCACAAATAGCACAGGATTCTCCAATAGTTGTAGGACAACCTTCAATTAGCCATTTTCCTGTAGAGCCTTTAAATGCGTGTGAGTAGACTTCTACATAGGCTTCCTCATCGTGTCCTCCGCCTCCTGGTAGAAAGCGTACTGTAGCCTCTCCTGTACCTGCTTTACCCATCTTTGGAGTCCAGATGCGGGTGTCTTCTTCACGAGAAGAGCCTTCATCCATCTTGTTGAACTTTTCAACGAGTTTGTCGGTCAAAGAACCAAGCTTTGACTTTTTCTTATAATCTGCGAAAGACATAGTTTTTTAAATGCGATGTTGCGATGTTGCTGTGTAGGGTTTGGCTTTTTTTACTTGGATTACCTAGCCAAGATTATCATATCACAGTTCCAGTGATTTTTCAAGTTCTTTGATGGGGTTCTCAAGAAGTTGAAAAAACTCATCCATACCCTGATTATCTTTTAGGCCAAATAGTTTTGCGGATTCTAAAACTTTAGCTTTAATAAGCTGTGCTTCTGGGTCATCCGAAAGAGACATTCTAAACAATAGAACTTTCTGCTTCTCAAGAAAGTCTCTCATCAATTGAAGATATGCCTTCTTTTCAGTATTAGAACAATAAGGAATATCAAAGATATGCAGGAATAGTTTCTCCTGCATATCTTCTAATTCTCCCATTGTCTGCCTTACCATTTCAGAATCAAAAAATTCACTCACAGATTATCTCCTTCAATATGTTTGAGTACTTTTGCGTATCAATATTTAGTAGTGGTGAATATTTAACGATTTTCATTCTTAAAGAATCCCACATAGGGTCATCTAATACTTTATCATAGTCTTCCACATAATGCAAGATTTTGTTGAGTATAACTAATGTTTCAATTGAAAGACCTTTTTGTAAGTGCTTATGTATAAGTGGAGAATGCTGTTTGTTTTTACATTCAAACAATTCATTAAATCTATCTTTTGATATAAACACTGATGCTTCAGCTTCAAACAAATATGAAAGACTTTGAACTCTTTTCATCCACTCAATATAAGTTTCTTCTCCATCTTTCATTAAATCTGTAATATAAACGGATTGAGGATTATCACAGTCTACAAAGTTTGCAATAAAGAAGTTTTTAATCTCTTGCTCGTTCTTTTTTCTAGATAGCCTCTCATAGAAATAACGGTCAGTTCTTTTATTAAATGCAGTTATAGATGCTCTAGTCTTCCAATTATATTTAATTACATCATATGATGCTTTTGTAAAATGCTGTTTTAATGCTAGAAAAGTGCAAAAAACTTCAAATGGATTCACTTTAAATAACCTTTTTAGACTTTATTGTTTTCTTGAGAAAATTGAGTTCTACTGCATTATTTTTTAATTTTTCTTTTAGTGGTTTAGACATTAATTTTGAAACTGTTTCTATCTCAATTTCATTCTCCTGACAATATTGAATGATACCATCAATATAGTTGCAGTTATTATCACGAATATAGCGTTCAATATCAATTGAAAATTTATCAGATGATAAAAATTTTGATTTGATTATCTCTTGAACTTCATTGTTAATTTCCATCTTTAGTGTTTTCTTTTACAAAGTGCTTAATGTATTTTACCAGAAGCTTGAGGTATTTTGCAAGATTTTTCTCTTCATAAACAACAAGTTCTCCGTTTTCACAGGTCATAATAATGACTAATTTCTTTGCTTCTAAACCTGTTAGTTCATAAAGCATTGCAGAATACGCCATTGCTTGAACAAAATAATGTTCTAACCATTCACGTTTCTTTGGTTTTTCAGAAGTCTTATAATCAATGATTGAAAGTTCTCCATCAAACTCTGCAATACAGTCAGCAGTTCCTGCAATGCCTAGAGTTTCACTATACATTCCAATTTCCATTCCATAGATTTTACCAATTCTATGCAATGCAGGTTTCGCAGTCTCAAATAACTTATGAGAAAGTTCTTGAACTTCAGGTAATTCTTCATTAGAAGTATAAGCTTCAATTAGAGTATGAGTATCAGTTCCTCTACTTGTAGCTCTGTTTGTGATGCGATTAGCTTCTGCTTCTCCAACTTTCTTTCTCCAGTTTTTAAAAATCTCACGATTAAAGAAACTGGTTACAGAAGTGATAGAAGCAAAGGTTTGTTCTATTACACTATTAGGATGTTTATAATATCGGATTCCATCTCTATTAATTCTCTCTAATTTTGGTAGAGTAAGAAAGGAATGTTCAAAAATCATATCATACCTAAAGCACGTTGAGCAAGTAGGAACTCCTTAACGAGATGGGAGCGAACCACATCTTCAATTTCAAAATTAATTACCTCCATTGAAGGCATTAAATTTATAACTCTCAAGAAATCGTGAATTCCATTCTTTTCAGAAAGGCGAGTTAAATCACTTTGATTTACATCTCCACTAAACATAATTTTACAATTTTCTCCTACACGAGTAATCAATGAATAACTTTCGTGAGCAGAACAATTCTGCATTTCATCAACAATTATAATGCAGTTATCAAATGTAGTTCCACGCAGAAATGATGTGCTCCAAAATGAAATTGTTTCTTGAGCCTTAAGATTACCATAAAGCATTTCAAAATCTGAATCAGATGGAAGCTTAAACATATATTTTACCATATTTTTATATGGTATTTCAAATAGCTCTGCCTTATCCGAATGTCCACCAGGAAGAAAACCAATCTCTCTTGTCTGAACTAATGAACGAATAATATAAACCTTTTCATAAGGAGTAACATCATTTAAAACTTCTTTAAGTGCTTTATAAATTAGGCTAAAAGTATTATGCGTAATGATATAATTATCAGTTATATATAAGTGTTTTGGGTCATCAATTAGAATACATTTAGCTTCTTCTACTCCAACATATACAACATCAATAATTCGTCTTCTATATTGTAGAACATCAAATGTTTCTTTACATCTATCTTTTTTTTCAAAAATAGAAAATAAATCTTTATTATTTCTAGTTTTTACGTGTAATGTGTAAGATATTCTTCCTTGTTTCTTAACTCCTTTATAAGTGTAGTTTGTAATTCTTTTTGTAATTGTAGCTAATCCCCCCATAGACCAAATTAATTCTTGAACTTGTTGAACTAATTCATAACTAGTCGTAGTGTATGTTACTGCACCATGTTTTTTCTTACTTCCTGCAGTTCCATCCGTATCAAATAGTCCTCTAATTAATTCAAGTTTTTGAGATATACTTGAATTCATATAGATTAACGGTATACTTTTCTCATATGATTTTTTACCGTAAATATTTAATTCTTTTAATATTCCTATTATTCTATTTTTAGTTTTACTTCCTTCATCATTTAAGTCTTTTCTATTATCTACGATAGAATACTCATATTTGGCGCTTTTTAATTTATTTAAATTGCAGCCAATATGTTCTTCTTTTAATATGTTGCGTATAGTAGTCAATAACTCTTCATTGCAATTTATAATTTTAGGAGAACCTTGTGAGGTACAACCATCACCAATTAAAACTCCTAATAGATATGGATTTAATGGTAAGTCAATATCATAAGTCTCTTTTGGATTAATTAAATCAATAGAAATGTTTACATTTTCTTTAATTAAATTTGTTTTTTTGTATTCAATAAAATTGAATAATGTTTCAGTTGTTACTACCTTTTTAGTTGAACCTCTTCTATAATTCCAATTATTTGGATAATAACATTCCCACAAATGTTCTTTGCAGGCTCTAGCTTTAGAGCCGTCGTGAAAAGTGACTTCATATATATCCTTTTTTCCTTGAGGGTATACATTTAAGACTTTGGATGTATTTCCATCTGGAGTGATAACATCATCTCCAATAGAAATATCCCCCATAGTCACCCAGCCCGAAGGAGTTAAAATTTTTGAATATAAGGGTTGAGCTTTTCCGGTGCCTGGACATCCTTGAGCTACAACGTGTTTACCATCATCATAAGCTTTAAATAATTTCTTTTGATTTTCTGTAAGAGGTTCAATATCTATTAAAAGTTCAGAGCTAATCGGTTTTCTTCTCTTCATTTGACGAGCAGTTAAAGCCTCGCCATTAAAAGATGCTTCAGACGTTCTTTTTCTTCTAGCCATATTTTTTACTTTAGGGGTTTTACTTTACTTCCAGGAACAGTTCCAACTTTTCTTAAAACATCATTCCAACCATCAGAGGTTTTATTTCTCCAATCACCCACTTCTGAAATGGGACTAGAGCATCCTTGACTCCAATCTCTTTTCCACTCACTATTTAATTTAAACCAATCAGTAATTTCGTGAACGCTCATTTCAATTACTTTGGTTTCTCCAGTTTCTTTATGAATAATCGGATAAGTCGCCAAAATTTTTAATCCTCCATTTTATACATTTTTATTTATTCTAATCTAAAGTAATTGCAGACTGATAATCACATTCGGGACAATCATCAGATCTGACCCATTCTAGCGCCTCTGCAACGTCTGGATACTCACAGATGAATACACACCTAATTGCCTCTGCAACGTCTCTGTGCTCCTTCTGGGTGCCGCTAGAGGTGCGTAGCTGTAGGTAATGAATCCAAGACCTCACAGAACCCTTCATATAGATTCTGGTGGGAGTAGCAAGAGGAAGAACGAATCTTGCACTTTCTTTTGCAACACCACGCTCAAGAAGATCATCATAAAGTCTTTGAGATGCATCAAAATGTTGTTGAATTTTTGTCTGCATTCCAAGTTTCACATAATCACCAAAGTCATCAATTGAGTTTTGACGATTCTTTAAGTCCTGTCTACGAAGATCTGGTGGAGTAGCTTTATCTAAAAGTTTAGTATCCGCATATCGTTGTGAGAACTCTTGAAATGTGAAGCTACGATGACGAAGAATTTGTGCTGCAATTCCACGAGTAGTATTGATTTCAACCGTCAAATCAGCCTGCTCAAAAATACTCCAATGTTGATGTTTAATACAATAACGAAGAAGTCCTGCAGAAGTAGAAAATTCAAGTTGATTATTTGGATTGCTTACACGGGCATTATGAGAAATAACTTCTTGTCCCGTTTTTCCTTCTAATTCTCCGGCACCAACAGTCACAGCAATTAATTTAACAATAGGTTTCATCAGTTTCCAAATCCTTTACTAGTGAGTTTTTTGCTTATTTCTAATTGTTTCTTCAAATTATTTAATTCTTTTTTCATATAGATAATCTCTTCATCTGAATACAAATGGTCGTCTTTCAGTGCTTTATCAATAAACTTAATTAAGTTCTTTTCTCTCATTAATTGCCCTCAAATTTGTTTCAATTGATTTTAACATACATTGGATAGAATAAACAAGTCGTTGTCTTATTTTATCATCTTCATCAATCTCTATTTCCAATTGCCGTATAAGCAATTCAATATTACGAGTGATGAGACGAGTTCTCTCAGCATCCATAGAAATTCCTCTCTCTCTCCATCTCAATATATTATCTCATAAAAAAAGAGGAAGGTCAAACTTCCTCTTTTAATCATCGTCTTTTTCTTTTTGGATCTTTAGGAACAAATCCATAACTTTTTGGATTTACAAGTCCTTCAGTCCAATTAATACTTTGTATCATATATGACTTATCGTAGTAGTAATCAAATACTTCTACTTGACTACTAGACCTTACAATATCATAACAAAGTGAATTATCATTCATATATGCAACTAAAAGACTGTCCCTAGGGAGAGTTTTATCTTTTGCGAGTTCTGGCTCACAATTTTGATTTAAAATCATCAATTTAATACCTCCAATATTATCTGTTGCCCCATTTTATATCACTGTAGGCTTCTCCTACTATTTCTTTTGTAATCTTATACTTGGATTGAAGCCTTTTATCCTTCACTAAACACATAATTTCTGCGTCCAATGGATGAAGTCCTTCCAGCATTTGAATAAACATATTCTCTCTACGAAGAGAATTAATAGAACTATTCCCTGGAGCGCCTGATGCTGAACGAACGAAGTTAATAAGTTTTGTATACTCAGTTCTTAAAGCAGTATGACCCGAACGTATCTTTTCAGTATAGCTTACAGATTTTGTATCATATGCTTCCATCTTTTCTACTTCTTTTTCAATCATTTGAGAGACTGAACCAGTCTTCACTAGATCATCACTGACGGTAGAATATGGAACATCTCCTTCAGGTAGCATTGAAACTACATTATCGTCAAAGTTCCAAATGAAGATTGCTTTTAATGAATCGTGAGCGTATTTCTGAAGAACTTCTACTTTCTTTGCAGAAGTTCTTTGCTTATTCACCAATTGTAAAACTTCAAATACAAATGGGTTATTTGGAAGCTCTATAGGTTGAGATTCTGTTTTCTTTTTTGTTGTAGTTGCTGTAGTCATAGATTTAATTTAAGTTTAATCATTCAGTGTATATAGACATTTTATTCATCTTCATCTTCGTCAAAAAGCTCTTCATATTCTGACCTAAAATCTGAAAAGAAGTCTGGGTCAATACGAAGACTTACTACTTCATCTGCATTTACTGTTCCATCTTCATTAAAGAATTCTGGATGTAGTGGTCCACTATTTCTCTGATAGCTCATAACAATGTTTTCTCTTATCAGCCATCCCAATATAAATCCAATACACAGAAACATAAAACTAATTAAACAAAAGATTGTAAGTTCTGTTGCTTGCATTTTATTTTTTCCCCGAAATTTTAGGTCTTTTGATGATGAAAGATTCAAATTGAAAATGATATTCTCGTCCAAATGGAAGAGGAAGTGTAAATTTCAATTTAAACTTTCCTTGCTCGTCTTGATTTATTTGGGAATTCTTCTCCGTCTGATAGAGTAATACTTCAAGTCCACGATTTCTTGAATCGTCGTATATATTTAGGTCATTCACAATAGTTTATTCTCTTGAAGATACCTCACGGCATCAGTGCATCCACCTAGATGTTTATCATCAAGAATTACTTGAGGGAATGTAGAGCCTTGTCCGAACTCCTTATAAAATTGCTCTCTTGTAAAATCAGTATTCAACTCATAGTTTACAACTGAATACTGTTTTTCATTAACTAGATACTCCGCTACTTGCTTAATTTTGGTACAATAAGGGCAATCTGTTTTACTGTAAATTGTAAGTTTCATATAATTAAAAGTATAGGTATAATAATAATTAGAACTGCTATAACAAAACCTCCTACTCTACTGAATAGGAGGTATATACTATCATCTTCCATATAAATTTACAAGGATATTCATATTTAGGAATCAGATAATATTTTTACGAGGACGGTAAACCACATGATTTGGTTCTTCTTCTTTAGTCATCCAATTGATAATATCATTTAATCGTTCAGTTGTAAAGAAATCTTGAGAGCTGAACCAAGTTTTCCAAGGAGTATGACCCTTTAAAGTATTACAGCTTTTACAAGCACATAATACATTATGTTTATCATCTTTACCTCCTTTACTTTGAGGAATAATATGGTCTAATGTTAGATTCTCTTCAGAATTACAATAGGCACATTTTCTATTCCATTCATCTTTGATTGAGTCTTTCCAAAGTCGTCTAGCTTCACTTGAGGATAATGTTTCAAGATTAAACAAATATTCGCCTGGAGTGCTATAAACCATAAGGGGTTTATAATATGTATTTACTTTTTTTCCTTTTGATTATCCTGATTTGGGTTAGGATTAAGATATGTAGGACATTCAAAGGGTTTAATACAAGCACCATCACTTGAATTGTTTTCAATTTCTTTGGGTGCATAGCACCAACCACAGTCATAAAATTTACATCTCATTATTTATTACCACCTCATTTGTTTTACAATTGCTTCAGCACCTTTCTTTAGATGCTCTTCTCTCTCATCATTATCAAAGATACCATCACCTTTTGGATAGTAGTCATAGACAATTTCACCATAATCATCATCATCTGGAGTCTTATAATATTCAGTTCTAAACCAACCGTGCCGAAGTCTCATATAACCACATAGAGTATTCTCATAATATACATCATACTGTTCGGGGCAAGCAAGGGAAGTTCTTTTGAGTTTCAGACCATAATAAGAATAGTCTTTCCAATCTTCTTCATCATCATCAAACATCATAGGGTAATCACCTCCACATTAGAAATTGTAATACTTTTGGATAGATAATAAGTCTTGAGTTGTTTCGCAGTCATTTCACTATTCACCAAAACTTGAATAGAAACTGTTGCTCCACTTATAATACTGGAGAGGATCACGGCATATTTAGAAATCTTCATTTTTCATCTCTAGAATTTCTTCACGCAGTTCATTGATTTCTTTATATATGTCTTCCATCATTGCGAAGAATGCATTATAATCAACACTTTTGATTTTATTCCATTTTTCTATATCATCTCTGATATCTCTTTTAGTCATCGTTCAATACCTCTTTCATATCATCAAAGAAAGTTTCAGTTAGTGGAATCAATTCTACTTCACCTTTCTCTACTTCATCTACAAGTCCCATTAGATATTCAAGGAATTCTTTGGAATAAGTATCATCTGCTCCTAAATCATACCAGAAAGTTTGATAGCACTCTTCAAAGGGGTCATCATCTTTCAAAATTGCATAGTGTTTTTGATTGTCGGAAAACCAGACCAAATCCGCCCAAGTTTGAAAAGAATAATACATTGAAGTCCATCCAGTCATAAAACAATGACCGACCCAATATTCCCACCAGTTCATTTTGGTCTTATCAGTTCCTTTAATTTCTCTTGCGAAAGTCATAGGATTTTAGGTTTACATAAGAGTATCATACCGCAAAACCTCTCTGGTTGCAAGGAGGTCTGTGACGGTTTCTCAGGTGGTCTTATTGAATGGCGTCAAGGGAAGTCTCGTTCAATACAACTCTAAACAATAAATTCCATTCTTCTCAACAATTGCAGAACAGGTATCACACCAGTCTCCACAGCACATATAAGTAGTTTTTCCAAAATTTCTTATATTTGCCGAATGAATGTGCCCGCAAATCACTCCTGAAAATTTCTTATCTCTTTGCATACAATATGATGCAATATCAGTCTCATATTGATTAATATAATTTTTACCTCTCACACTATTTTTAAGAGCATAAACTAAAGAAAAATTAATAAATCTTTCAAAGAATAAACTGAGTGGAGTAATCAGTTCATAACCTTTATTAAAGATTAACTGTTTCCAAGAACCAGAAGAATATTCAGAATACTTATCTCCGTGAATACAAAGAAACTTATTTCCTTTAGAATCCTTATGAATATACTCATCTACCATTTGAAAATTCTTATGCTCAAAATCACAATAACGACGGATTGCTCCTTCGTGATTTCCAAGAATGTAAATAACTTCTGTTCCTTTCTTCGCAAGATTTAGAAGTTGATGAACGCATTCTGTATGTTCTTTAGTCCAACGAGTATTATATCTTTCCATACAATGAATATCAATAACATCACCAACTAAAACTAATTTCTTAGTCTTAAGTTCTTTTAGAAACTTTAGAAACTTTGTGGTATTACATCTGGGAGTTCCCAAATGAATATCCGATACAAATACGGTATCAAAATTTGAATTCATTTTAATTTCCATTTATTGTATTGTTTTCACCGTCATCTTTTATAGTTCTATCAGAACCGGTGAAAGTATTATCTCTTACAATATTATAATCAGAAAAGTCTCCATTGTTTATACTACTACCAAAGTCATAACCTTTATCATCATTACAATAGGAACGATTTCCATTACGAGACCCTAACCAGATTCCATAATCATTAACATCTAGTCCTGTTAGATTAAAATTATTATTTTCAATTACATTATACTGTGAAGATTGATGTCGTACTGTCCCGCCTTCTCCACAATTGCGATAAAGATATACTCCACCACCAATTGCTTTCTCAAAATTATTGTTAATTATTTGATTATGTGCCGAACCATCTACAGCAATGACTTCACGAATTCTAGACTGTCTTAGAGTAAAGTTTCCTTCTACATTAAAGGTATTATTGCGAATGATATTATAACCACTCTCTGCATCCAAATAAATTACTGTAGAGTCAGTATTACCAATAAATTTAGAGTCCTCAATCGTAACCTTTGTAACTCCTGGCGCA